TGAGGGCCGTCTCTCGGAGCTGGGGTGGAGCAACGTCACCGTCTTGCGCCCGCGTGCCCGCGCCAAAGGGGGGAAGGGGAAGGATGGCCTAAGCCCGATCGAGACGATCGACGAGCTGCTCGAGCGCTTCGCGTTGGTGTACGGGCAGGGTGGCACCGTGTTCGATCGGCAGGAGCACTGCCTGCTGGCGCTCAGCGATATGCGCGACGCGTGCATATCCCGCGAGATTCACCGCGCGTGGTCGGAGCACCCCGACCGCGACATCGTGCGCGTGCGTGAGGTCGGCTTCGATCCGGCGGGTGACGATCCCGCGATCAAGTGCAATCTGTGGGCTGGCTGGCCCACCGAGCCGAAGGCCGGCCGGTGCGAGAAGCTGCTCGAGCTGCTGCGCTACATGTGCAGCGACGATGGTGCGCCGCAGACCCTCTACAAATGGGTGCTCAACTGGATCGCGTATCCGATCCAGCACCCTGGCGCCAAGATGAAAACCACCTTGGTGCTGCATGGTCCGCAGGGCACCGGCAAAAACATGTTTTTCGAAGCGATCATGGCGATCTACGGTCAGTACGGTCGTGTCATCGACCAGACAGCGATCGAGGACCGCTTCAACGATTGGGCCAGCCGTCGGCTGTTCCTGATCGCCGACGAGGTGGTGGCGCGCTCCGATCTGTACCACGTCAAGAACAAGCTTAAGGCGTTCATCACCGGCGAGTGGATCCGCATCAACCCGAAGAACATGGCGGCGTACGACGAGCGCAATCACGTGAACGTGGTGTTCCTGTCGAACGAAGCGATGCCAGTGGTGCTGGAAGAGGACGACCGCCGGCACGCCGTCATCTGGACGCCAGCAAAGCTCGGCCCCGACTTTTACCGCGAAGTGATGGACGAGGTCGCGCATGGTGGCGTCGCCGCGTTGCATGACTACCTGCTGCACCACGACACCGGCGATTTTGGTCCGGGCGTCTTGCCGCCCTACACCGATGCGAAGGGCGAGCTCATCAACCTCAGCCTGGACAGCACTAGCCGCTTCCATAACGAGCTTTGCGCTGGCGATATCCACGGGGTCAAGCCGCGCCCGGCGCTCAGTACCGACGTGTACGACCTCTACAAGGTCTGGTGCGCGCGTACTGGGCAGCGGCCTGGGCCCATGCCTCGACTAATCAATGCCCTGGAGCGCAAGCACAACGTGCGCGCCGGAAGAAAGCGATACACCGTCGCCGATGGTGCCAAGGGTCCGCATGGCGTGCTGTTGTTCCCCAGTGTCGAAATGCCGCCGGGTGAATCGGAGACCAACTGGCTCGGCGATCAGATCAGCGCCTTCAAGCGTTCGGTCAGCGTCTACAAGGGTGAGTCCTTTGACTGATCGTCGCGCCCCCCACGACTGCACGGTCGCCTTGACGATCAGGCATGAACTGCCTGCCTCTGTGCGGTATGTGCGCCATGGTGTGCGGCATCTCGTGCGGCATCTATCCCTTGTGGCACTAGGCTGTGCGGCATGTGCGGCATCCCCTCTACGTGCGGGCGTGCGCACATCTGCGCGCACACCCGCGCACCTGCGTGCGTGCGCTGTGTATCCGCACATGCCGCACATGCCGCACAGCCGCGCTGCTGCGCCATTTCATGCCGCACGACCTACCGCACCGCATACCGCACGCCCCTACGCGTGCGCTCGCGGTTTCTTTTTTTCGCTTGCCTTGAAAGGGGAAGTGGTAGTGGAGCGATCCCTTTGAACCTGCCCGAAACCGCCAGCTTCGCTGGCTTCGCCAACATCCTCGGCATTAAGCCCTCGGCGGTCACGGCGTTGCGCCACGCTGGTCGCCTGGTGCTCACTGACGACGGCAAGCGCGTGCAGGTTGCCGCTAGCCAGCAGCGCCTGCGCGATACGGCCGACCCGAGCAAGTCCGGTGTCGTCGCTCACCACGCCGCGGAGCGCGCGTCCAAGGGGGCGGGGCAGGGCAACGCCGCCGATGCACCCGCCGGCGGCCCGCACGAGGCGGCACGTCCGGTCGCTGAGCCTGCTCCTGCGCAGGATCGCGCTGGCAGCACCTACCAGGCATCCCGCGCGGTGCGCGAGCGCTACCTCGCGATGGAGGCCAAGCGCGCCTACGAGGTCGCCATCGGCAAGCTGATGGATGCCAACGAGGTTGCTGTGGCCGTGTCCCATGCAGCCACCACGCTGCGCACTCGCCTTGAAAGCCTGCCCGATGTGCTCGGCCCACAGCTGGCCGCCATCACCGACGAGACGCAAGCCCGCGCCACGCTGGCCGAGGCGATCGAACACGCGCTCGATGAAACCTCGCGCCAATTTGCCAACATCGCCAAACGGGAAACCGCATGACCACGTTGCACCTGCCTGACCGCATCGAACATCTGGCGCTCGATGCCCTGATGCCTTATGCCCGCAACAGCCGCACCCATTCTGAGCAACAGGTGGCGCAGGTTGCCGCCAGCATGCGCGAGTTCGGCTTCACCAACCCGGTGCTGATCGACGACGATGGCGGCATCATCGCCGGCCATGGTCGCGTCATGGCGGCGCGCTCGCTCGGCCTTAAGCAGGTGCCGTGCATCCGCTTGGGCCACCTGACCGAGGCGCAGCGTCGCGCCTACGTCATCGCCGACAACAAGCTCGCCGAAAACGCCGGCTGGGATAACGACATGCTCGCGCTCGAATTGCGCGAGCTGGGCGATATGGACTTCGACATGGAGCTGACCGGCTTCGGCAACGACGAGATTGCCCAGCTGCTCGCGGCAGCCACGGCGATGCCCACCGGCGGCACCGATCCCGATGCGGTACCGCCGGTACAGCCCAAGCCCGTCACGCGCGCCGGTGACGTGTGGCGCTTGGGCCGTCACCGCATTGTGTGCGGCGACTCCACGTTGCCGGACACCTACATGCGGCTGCTGGAGGGAGAGCTGGTCGACGCCGTGTGGACCGATCCGCCGTACAACGTCGCCTACGAAACCAAGGCCGGCAAGATCGCCAACGATAACCTCGGCGACAGTGCGTTTCGCGAGTTTCTGGTGGCCGCGTTCAAGGCCATCGCCGTCAGCATGAAGCCCGGCGCCGCGATCTACGTGGCGCATGCCGACACCGAGGGCACCAACTTCCGCTCGGCGTTCACTGCGGCCGGCCTGAAACTGTCCGGCGTGGTGATCTGGCGCAAGGATGCCCTGGTGCTGGGCCGCTCTGACTACCAGTGGATCCACGAGCCGATCCTGTACGGCTGGAAGCCCGGCGCTGCGCACAAGTGGTTCGGTGGTCGCGCGCAGACCACCGTCACCAACCTGGGGTCCAGTGAGTCACCGTTCGTGCGCCTGCCCGATGGTCGCTGGCAGATCACCCTCGGCGAGGAGGTGATGGTCGTCGACGGCAACGCCACGGTCGACTATGTCGAGCATTCCGTGATGCGCGAATTGCGGCCCAAGCGCAACGACGTGCATCCGACCATGAAGCCGGTGGCGCTGATCGCGCGCATGCTCAAGAACAACGCGAAGGCCGGCGCGATCGTGCTCGACGCGTTCGGTGGATCCGGCTCCACGCTGATGGCCGCGGAAACGCTCGGCATGGCCGCGCGCCTCGTGGAGCTGTCACCGGTGTACGCCGACGTCATCGTCCGCCGCTGGCAGGAATACACTGGCGGCGAGGGCGTGCTGGACGGTGATGACCGCACCTTCGCTGTGATCGCAGAAGAGCGGGCCTAAACCATGACCGCTGCTGCCGCCCCGCGCATTGCCGCGGCCATTGCCCGCTCGCTCGCCCCGCGCAAGCCGCTGACCGTTTCGCAGTGGGCAGACGCGGAGCGGTTCCTGTCCAGCAAGGGCAGCGCGGAGCCCGGCCGTTGGCGCACGCACCGCAACCCGCCGCTGCGCGAACCGATGGACTGCATGAGCGCGCGCAGCTCGGTGCAGGAGACGGTGCTCAAATTCCCGATTCAGGACGGCAAGACCGAGACGGCGATCAACGTCCTGGGCTACACGATGGACCACAACCCGGGTCCGATCATGGTCTGCCTGCCCGGCGAGGTGAGCATGAACAAGTGGGTGGCGCAGAAACTCAACCCGATGCTCGAGGAAACGCCGGCGGCGCAGCGCGCGCTCACCAGCGTGGCCAGTCGCGACAGCAGCAACACGCGAACCTTCAAAGACTTTGCTGGCGGCCAGCTCTACCTCGAGCACGCCGGCAGCCCGAGTCGTCTGAAGTCCACCAGCGTGCGCACCCTGATCGTCGACGAGTTCGACGACTTCGCGGCA